AGTTTAGACTCAACTTTTTGTTGAATCATACGTTTCAAGTAACGATGATTTGTCAAGGAACAACGATCTGTCAATTTTTTAGCCAGTAGACTATGCCATGAATTAGCATCAAAACGTATTGGATTCTTTTTTTAAAAATCTTTAAATTGTACATAAATAAATAATTTCAATTTTTTTGATATATGATACAACACATGACTAAAATAATAAATTATTCATCATGTATATTTTCTTTTATCATTAACTTTGGGCAACACCAAGAAACTCGCCATTTGTGCGACTGTGTTCCTGAAGATAAAAGGCTGCCATGGGATCGCCTTCAGAGGCTGCTTGTTTCATTAAAATCAGCGACTCGTCTTTATTGGCTGGACCACCCCAACCGTACCACAGATATACGGCATACTGCCGTTTTGCTGCCGATGAGCTTTGAGAAAGACTCTCAAATGCCTTTCGTGCTTCCATTTGATTGTCTATTTCATCAGAATCACTTTCATCATCCGTATTATTGGACAATGATTCTAAGAAAAATGCTTTTGCCAGTTGGCTTTGCAGTTTAAGTTGGCTAGGGGTTTTTTTAGAGCCAGTTGGCATCTCTATACTTTCATCATTGTCTAATGACATAAGAAGTGTGTAATTAAATATAATCTCATGTATATTTTTGAAATTTCAATTTTTATTATATCTCTACACCCTTGAAGATTTAAAATGCCGATTTTTTTTATAAATCATCTTAAAGAAAAAATATTAAATAACAATGAATATTAAGAGGTCTATGATGACTTATTCATGCAGTTCCTACTTTTCTCTAATAAAAAGAGCATAAAGTAGGAATAATAAAAGATAAAACTCGTCAGTTAAGGTTAACGCCTTAACTAAATCATAATTTACACGCTCTGTAATGGGCAAACCTTGAATATTTTTGTTGAGTAAAATCGGCATTTCAGTTTTAAAAATTTTTTTTTATTTTTTAATTTAAAAAAAATTGAATTATATATAATTTACATCTAAATCTATATATATAATGCAAGTATTCGTTAAAACATTGACTGGTAAAACTATTACCCTTGAGGTAGAATCCACTGATACAATCGAGGCTGTTAAAGCTAAGATTCAAGATAAAGAAGGAATTCCTCCTGATCAACAACGTCTAATTTTTGCTGGAAAGCAGCTGGAAGATGGACGTACGTTACAAGATTATAATATTCAAAAGGAAAGTACTTTACATTTAGTTCTTCGTCTACGAGGTGGTATGCCTCGTCAACCTCAAGCTCAATCAAGCATCAATAGTGGAGCAGCATCACAACCAACAAGTTCAAAGGATTTGGTAAGAGCTATCTGGAGTTAATTTAATTGAAATTAAATTTTAATTTTAATATGTGTACATTTTTTTAGTAAATCTAAATATCATGTTCAACACATCAACAGCTTACTATCCTTCCCCGTCAACTGGTATAACCCAAGTGACTTACAACTCGCGTATACCACATGATTCTCCAGCTATGATAAAAGCAAAAGCTTCATATATGACAAACGCAAATACAAGAATGATAAGGTTTTGCTAATATCGTGATACAATTTTTCGTGCGTGCAGCGTAAAATATTAACTAATAGTAATAATTATTATTAGTTAATAATTTTTTTTATTAAACAAGTTATTTGGTATTACAAACTATTTCTAATGGTTAAAATAAATTAAATTTTCAATTATCAAATTGTTTCTTAATCTTCATAAACATTTAAGCATGTAAATTATTGTTAAAACATTATTAGGTAAAACAATTGTACCGCTGAAAATTTTATATTTTCATGAATGTAAAGATATACCTTTCCACTACTATTTTATATTTTTATATAAATAGCATACAAAAAATATATTAATTATTATAATAATAAATCTTATTTTCTCTTGAATCTAAAGATCAATACCTTTTCTCATACAAATTTTTAATTTATAAGTACATTTTATTTGTATAATATAGTCATTATGGCAATTTACATGGCAAAAATATTAAAGTAAATTTTTTTACACGAATTTGTTCATACCACAATCCAAGCAGTTGAATTGTTCTTTTGTCAAAACAGTGTTTGAATTCTTACAGCTTGGACATGCGACAAAAACATTAACATATTTGAGAGCCATTTCAATAACATCTTTCTTGTTCTGGCGTTTACCATGAATAATCAAACCATCTGCTTTTGAACCAGAAAACCAGTTGATATCTTTCCCTACCATTTCCTTCTTCAAAAAGGAGATAAGATGGTCCGAATCGCGTTTAACTACTTGACAGTATTCGTCAACATTTTTCCAATGCAAGCGTGTTGGTGAAATTTCAATGTCAAGTTGTGGTAACATAAGAGTTGTTCTCTTAATTTCTTTCCCAAGTTGGGCGTATGCTTCATCAACTAATTCTTCGAATGTTGTCATTAGAATATAATAATAATTAAAACTATTAATTTTTTCAATTTTTTTATTTAATTAGAAAAAAGTTCTTTTTCAACTTCATTAATATGTGAGCTAATTAATTGATATAATTTAATTTTTTCTTCAAGTATTGTTGCATTTTTAAATGATAATAACAATGTATCTAAATCTTGTTTATTCTTTTTCTTTTTACTTTCTTCTTTGAATTCATTTTTACTTATAACATTAACTAGTTCAGATAATTTTTGTTTTTCTAATGAAATTTTTTCTTTAATTTCTTTCATTTTTATTATTTTTTCATTCCAATTATCAATAGAATCAAGATTTTCTACTTCTTTAAATAAATCAGACATTACTAAATTAGAAATCAAATTCTTAAATTAATTTTTTTCAATTTTATACAATTTTATTATTATAAAATATTATCGCAGACAATTTTATTATTATAAAATATTATCGCAGACAATTTTATTATTATAAAATATTATCGCAGACAATTTTATTATTATAAAATATTATCGCAGACAATTTTATTATTATAAAATATTATCGCAGACAATTTTATTATTATAAAATATTATCGCAGACAATTTTATTATTATAAAATATTATCGCAGACAATTTTATTATTATAAAATATTATCGCAGACAATTTTAATTTTGAACTCTTTATCAGCCCATCTTAATTTAACAAATTGTCCAACATGATTTTCTAATTCTTCATTTGATATAATTTTTCTGTTAGACATAGAAAATAGACTAATATCTTTATTATTATTAATTTGTATTTTTGAATCCAGAACAGATAATTTGATTAATAAATCATTAATGTCATTCCTAATTAAATTTTGACATTCATTTTTTAGATTACTGAAATGTCTATATATTCTTTCATTTAATTTCGATAACATATTTTGTCTATTAGTTAATTCATTTAATAAATCTAATTTAATATCATCTCTAATATCATTTAATTGATTAATAAATTTCTTATTATGATCAACTATAAATTGAGCTGCTAATGATGGGGTTGGTGCACTAACATCAGCAATTAAATCTAATAATGGATTATCAACCTGATGTCCAATAGCACTCAATACAGGTAAGTTAAAATTATAAACAGCTTCAATTAATTCTGGTTGAGAAAATCCAAATAATTCTTCAAAACTACCACCACCTCGTGTGATAACAACCAAATCGTATTTGGTATTTGATTTTTTAAGCTGTAAAAGATAATCGCAAATATTTTTTGGACAATCAGTACCCTGTACTTTAACATCTTGTATATCATAATTAATTAATGATTTATTATTATCTAAATTATATATAAAATCTTGTAAAGCTGCTCCATTTTCACTAGTTAAAATTAAAACATCTTTTATAATTTTTGGTAATTGTTTTTTTCTAGATTTATCAAAATATCCTTTTTTCAAAAAATCTAGTTTAATTTTTTCATATTTAACAAATAATTCACCAGAACCTTCTTGAATGATAATTTTATCAACTATTAAATTCACCGAACTATTACCACCATAAAAATCTGTTTTACATTCTAGAGTTAATTTTTGACCTTCAGAAATAGATTCTTTATCAATGTTCTTTGATTTCCAAATAATTGATTTAATATTAGATGATTCATCTTTTAATGAAAAATACAAATGACCTCCTCTAATGACTGGTTGTGAAACTTCTCCAATAACTTTAATCTTATTATTTGAAATCATAGATTTTAAATAATTTGCTAATTCGCTAACTGTAAATATATGTTCATTTGACATTTATTATTAAATTTATTTTCTTTTTAAATATAATATGAATCTAAAACTAATACTATTAATTTCAATTTTAATTATAATAATTAATTGGAAATCATTATGTGAAAATTTTGATATATTAAGCGATAAAGATCAAACAGAAACTTATCAAAAATATAAATCAGATACTGATAAATCTATTCCAAAATTTCAATCTGAATTATCATATCAACCTGCAAATAAATTATCATGTTGTCTAGTAGAAAAAAAATATTTACCAGATCAAGCTGATGAATTTGGAGGTAGTTTTAAATACAAGTTTAAAAAACTAGAAAATGAAAATTGTGATTTGAAATTATTTAGATTAGATTCTAATAAACAATTATTTTTTGATGCTGAAAATGGTTGGTCTAATGAATTTTGTTCTAATGATAATAAAAAAATTGGTTCATGTAGATTTGTAAATAAAGAATGTATTGATTTTGTCCCAAAAGATTTTTGTAAAAAATATAATATGACCTGGTCTGAAAAAAGTTGTCATGATCCATTAAACTATCAATGGAAAGATAGAATTAATTTACAATTACCAAAGTTAAAAGGTGATGGTACATATACAATGTTTGATAAGAAATCAAATTTAGCTAAATAAATTATATTTTAATAGATTTTTGAAATTTAACATATAATTTTAAGAAAACATTTTTAATTAATTCAACATTATTTTCATTGGTTTCTAAAATATTTTTAATAGATAATTTACTAGCTAAATCTTTTAATTTAGTGAATCCATACGAATGATAAAAATTAATTGTATCAACTACAATATAATTACTGAAATCTAATGATATATTATATCTCACCGCTTCAGCTTGAACAGTTTTTATATGAAAATCAACATTATGTGAAACAATCACATTGACTGGTTTCAAATCTTCTATAAATTCATTAATAATAATTTCAGGATCAATTCCTTCATTAATAGCTATTTTTTGAGTAATACCATGATATTCAATAGTTTCATCTGGTATAAACATACATCTAGGTTTAACTATTTTTCTAACTTTTTTTTCTTGAACAAATTCATTATCTTTAAGATAACCAATGATATAATTTAATGAAACCAAACGAGCAAATGTATATAATTTTTTTTTACTAACAGGATAATTAGTTTGATGCAATCCAGTAGTCTCAGTATATAAAAAACATATTCTTTTGTGCATTATAATATTGGAAAACTAGTTTTTAATCTGTTTTTTTCAATTTTATTATAAAACTTAATCATAATGTTTATAGTTTTACAAAAACTTTTACATTTGCAGACAAAAATAAATTTTATTTCTTCAATATTTTAATGAAATATTTATTTTTAGCAATAATTTTTTTATTAATAATTTTATATTTTAAAGTTGATAAAGATTTTTCATATTGCTACATTGAAAAATTTTTAACTAATAATGATTTAATTCAAATCAATAAAGAATTAAAAAAATATAATCAAAAATTGGAAAACTCATTAGAGGATTATAATAATGTATATAGATATAATACACCTATAAATTCAATCAAGATTAGAAATATTTTAGAATCATATACTAATAAAATTAGAGAAAATACAAATAATAAAAAAATATACCTTGCAAATAATTTTCCAATAGAATATAGAAAATATACTCAGGGTAGTTTTATGAAAAAGCATAGAGATGAATTAATTTATAAAAAACCTCAATATGAATGTATATTAACTTTATCTAATTCAACAGATTCTTATATTATTCTTGGTGACAAAAAAATAAAATCAAAACCTAATTCATTAATTATAGTGAAAGCTCAGGGTATTGAACATGAAGTAACACAAGTTAATCAAGGAGAAAGGTATTTTCTAAAATTTATATTTACAGAGACAAATCAATTTGCTAATTATTTTTAAAGAAATATTATCTAATAAAATAATGAGCTTCTATTTATTAGATTTTTTATCATCAAAAGTTAATTTTAATTTTGATAATTTAATAATTGGAAAAAATATTATATTAGATAATATTAATTCAAAACATTATATATATTATCAAGAAGATAATGAAGAACCAAAAGAAATTTACATTAGATTACCAAGATTAAGATTAATTTATAATATGTCAAATCTAAAATATAATCAACTAAGTATTCCAATATATCCTAATTGGGAACAAACAAATGTTTTTGTAAATTTTATAAAACAATTAGAATCAGATATTAAATCATGTTTTTCAAATAGAAATATAGAATGGAAAAGTATTCTAAATAAAAAAAAATCCTTAAATTTCATTAAAACATCAACATATGACAATTATAAAATTACTTCCAACACAGAAAATAAAAATATTACTTTAAATGATTTTCAAATAAATGGACAAATTGATTTAGTCATAAAAATAAGTAACATTTGGATCAAAAATAATAGATTTGGATTATCATCGCAATTATATCAAATAAAATATTTGGCACCACCCGAACAATTAAATATAAATTTTATTGATACTGAAGAAAAAAAAGAAATAATTAATACTCAAGAAATATTAATTAAACCAGTAATAAAAACAGAAGAAATCAAAACCATGCCACCGCAAATTAAACTTGTACCAAATATTAAAGATTTAGAAAAAGCTATTAACAAATTAAAACCAATTAAACATTTGGAATATTAATTACCGTTGGTATGAATGGCATGACAGGAATAGGTGAAAGAGGACTCATTGGAAAAATAGAATTTACAAAAGGACTAACGTATCTAGGAGGAATATAAGTATTATCATTAGTTACAATTGGTATAGGTTGATCTAACCCAACAGGAAACATATTAATACCAACTTTATTACGTCCATCTTGTTGATAATATTTAATATTAGCTTGTATATTTCTTGATTGATCAGAAATTATTAAATTATTAATTTGTAAATTATGATTAATTTTGATAAAATTTTTAATTGCATCTTTAAAAGAATCACCATAAATTAAGGACTCGATAGGATAAATAATTTTAAATTCCATTATATTATAGTTTGGAAAATTTTTTAAAGTTTAAATATTTTATTATCTTTTAAATAAAAAATTGATATGTTTATTATTAAAGATTCATTTTTAATGTATTATAAGACCAACATGGGCATAAAAAACTTATTGAAATTTCTTTCTGAATATCCGGAATTAATTAAAGAAAAAGAAACGAAAGAATATTATGGTAAAAAAATAGCAATTGATATTAGTATTTTAATGTATCAAGTTGTTATAGCAATAAGAAATTCCGGTTCCGATTTAACTAATAACAAAGGTGAAATAACATCACATATTTTAGGACTATTTAATAAAACTCTATCATTTTTAGAAAATGGTATCATACCTGTTTTTGTTTTTGATGGTAAACCACCTCAACTAAAACAAAAAATATTAGATACAAGAAAACAAATAAGAAAAAAAGCTTTAGAAAAACTATCAGATGCACAAAATGATAATGATAAAATAAAATATTTAAAAAGAAGTGTTTGGATATCCAAGGAACAAATGGATCAATGTAGAGAATTATTAACTTTAATGGGTATTCCATTTATTAATGCCCCTGAAGAGGCAGATTCTGAATTATCATATTTATGTAAATCTAATTTAGTATATGCAGTATTAACAGAGGATATGGATATATTAACATTTGGATCACCAAGAATAATTAGAAATTTAACTTCCAGTAAAAAAATTCCAATTGAAATAGAATTGGAAAAAGTGTTAAATCATTTATCAATTACATATGAACAATTTATTGAATTATGTATTTTATTAGGTTGTGACTATTGTCCTAATTTAATTGATATTAAGTATGATAAAATCTTTGAAATATATTCTAAACATAAAAATATTAAAGATACATTAGATGAAATAAAATTAAATCATGATATTCCTGAAAATTATGAATATGAAAACGCGAAAAAGTATTTTATGAATTCTTCACATAATAAAGTAAGTAATGAAGATCTTCAAATAAAAAAACCAGAAATTGATAAATTAATAGAATTATTAGT